CATGTTCGGGAAACTGCGAAGCGCGGTGCCAACCACCGCAGGAGCACCAAGAGTTGGAGTCGTCAGCCACAGGCTACCCGGGTGCGGTGAGGACTTCTGTTTCAACGTGGACTGCCGTTGCGGAATGGCTGACACGGGAAAAGAAGGAGAGAGTGAGAGCCGTGGTCGAAAGCGTCGCCACCGCCGCTCAGATGGCGCTCGAGCCCGTCGCAACCAGAGACGCTCGGAGCGCCGTCGAAGAGCTCGCCGCGCGGGAAGCTATCCCTCAGAATGTGGCAAGGAGGCCGATCAACATGCTCGACCTACCTCAGAGGGAAGCCGGCCCATTCGGCAGGGTTGACTTCAAGTTGCCGGTTACGGAGGCCGAGAAGAAGAGGTTGATGAAACCTCTTCTCAAGGGGCTTGACCAAGAAGTAGTAGTGGATGAGCTAGCTGGCCATCTGCTCCGCCAGTCAGCCTACAGCGGCCGAGGTCCGAAGCGGCAGGCGTGGCTCAACCTTGTAGCGGATCGCTGGCTTGCGCAGTTCGACACAGCTGGGCTCAGCCAACAGGAGTTGTTTGCGTTGAGCAGTCGGGCGCAACTCAAGATGATTCGTCCGACGGCAGCTGAGGACGCGGTGTTCGCCGTTGCGACCTGCAGTTCAGTCGAACGTGCAACCGAGCAGTGGCAGGAAGGCAAAGACCGCCGCTGGTTTGCTGGTTTCCGCAATTGGTGGACCCGGAACATCGGTTCCGGGTCAGCTAGGCTGGATCCGGGAAACTAGAGATTCCAATTGTGGACTGCACCAACCCACCGGCTACGATCAATGAGAATGCCACCATTGATATGTCAGCTGCGGAGCCCTTGGAGCATATTGTTTCAAGGCGTGAAGGGACGGTGCTAGGAGTTGGGCTGGAGCGGTTGGAGCGCGTAGCGCTTGACACCAAGCTCTATGGGCTACACACCCACACAGTCGAGCAAGAGCTCCTCACGCTCAAGACTCGACACATGGTGGCTGTGCCAGCCCATAAACCCAATGACCACAGTTGGAAGAAAGCTCGAACTGAGTTGCGGAAGTTGCTGGCCCAGATGCCACGACTCGGGCGTGTTGGTGCCCGTGAGTTGTGTCAGGGGAAAACTGGGCGGGCTAGAGCCCGTTTCTCCAATGGTTGGCGGAACTATAAGCAGGTGGGAATTCTCAGCAAGCATGTGGAGGTGAAGTGCATGCAGAAGCTGGAATTCCACCCTAGTGAGAAGTTGCGGGGTAAGGCCGACAGAGCTATCCAGTATCGGGACACCAGCTACAATGCTGCTCTGGCCCAATACCTGTGGCCTCTCGAGCATGCCCTGTTCAACACGCTCTATAGGGGTGAGAG